CTCTTGGCTGACACCGCCACGATTTTCGGCTGAGTTATCTTCATGACCACATCCTAGCACACTTGGCTTTTAAAGTCAACCTGTTAAATACCCAAGTGAAGCACTCTCCACTTTTCTCCTACTATGGTTCGAAAATACGAATATCCGGCGAATATCCCGCCCCCGCATACGACACTATCATAGAACCATTCGCAGGCGCGGCAGGGTATTCCTGTAGATACCCGGATAAAAACGTGATTCTATATGAAAAGGATGAAATAATCGCGGGAGTTCTGGATTATCTCATAAAATCCACCCCGGAAGACATAATGAACCTTCCTCTAATACCTCCAGATAAGAATGTTGACGATTATCCCCTCTCCCAAGAGGCAAAATGGATGATTGGATACTGGATGGCCAGTGCCAAACAGAACCCGAACAAGCGTTTGAGTAAATGGGCGACTGAAAAGAAGGTTTGGCCTGATCTTGCCACCAATTTTTGGGGTACAGCATGTAGAAAACGGTTGGCGGATACCGTTTCCCGTATAAACCACTGGAAAGTCTTCAACGAGTCGTGGGAAAACTCCGAACGGCATACCGCTCCCGCCACATGGTTTATAGATCCCCCCTACCAGAAAGAGGGAAAGTATTATAGAAAGAGTAATAAGGATATAGATTTCGAAAACCTAGGGAGTTGGTGTAAAACCCGACCCGGACAGACCATCGTATGTGAGAGTTTGGGAGCGGATTGGCTTCCATTCGTAGAATTATGTGAAATGAAGGGCATCGGCAAAGGTAGAAAACGTTCAACAGAAGTTATTTGGGTCGCAAATGATTAAATATCCATATGTATTCCACTAATTTTGATTATTTTGTAAGTCGAGGAACCATTTTAAACGAAATGGCACGGCCCGCCTCTGGATTAGGGATAAAAGACCCTGTGTTGGTTGGCGCATACGGTAATCTACGAAAAGCTATCAGAGCAAATGACCCAACCCAGAATATGTCTTCTGTAGACGTAAAAGCATTTCGGTTTTTATATAGGATTATAGACGACTTGGGCGGTTTCGACGAAGCTCAACAAGAGATATATGACGCTTCCAAAACTGGTCGTATGTTTATCGTCCCGACGATTGCCCAGCTAATAAACCTTTCAGTAGAAAACGGGACCGTAGACGTGAATAAGGTCGCCGCGTTCGCGCAAGACCCGGACAAGCTGGAAAACTTCTTAAACTATTCTGAAATGAATAAAGGCAACCGCGCCATAGGGGGAGATAAAGCGTTTGAACGAGTCACCAATGTTCCCAAAAAAGAATATGTAGAAACCGCTGTTGACATCGCTCCTCTCTTAGCAGAGCTAAACCGTCTACAAGGGATCAGAAAACATGTAAAAAAACCGCAACAAGGTGTCTCCGGTCAACCGCAACAAGAACCAGAACCGTCCAATCCCAATCTTCAGATAGCTAAAGACATCTTGGACATTTTAGGAGCGGTATCTTCTGCCAGATCCAAACTTCGGGCTAATGAAGACCTATATGATGTCGAACCTAAGAGTGTTTGGGCTGCCAAGACCCCTCAAAATGACCTGAATAGTATTATAAAGCGCATACCGGATAAGGTGTTCGACGCTACCATTGAAACCCTATCAAATCTTATAGAAACAAAGATAGATGCCGGAACAGGACAATCAGCGGAAGGTTTTTTAAAGCTGGTTGACCGTCTCAAACAATCCCCAAGCACTCCTACCGCGCTAGTTGCCCTATTCGATTATATAGTAGACCGTCTAGCAGACGAGGAATCTAAAACCATCGAAGAACTTGAACAGGATTTTAGCATCGAAGGGTACGACCCGGATATTCTGGAAAAGGTATTAGACACCCCTGAAGATAAAGAAACCTTTAAAAACTGGGTACAAACTAAAAAGAAATGGAGAGAAGAGCTAGACAACATCGCGATTAGACGGTATGAGGATAAAATGTCCAATCTTGCGTCTCTCTTAAAAGGAGCTTCTGGTGGACAACCCCCCGAAGATAAAGAAAACGCCATGGAAGTCTTACGTAAAAGACATCAGAACCTTCTCCTTAAACAAGGACCGCCCCCACCAAAACCGCCAGTCAAGGAAAGTGTGGAAAGTTATATGGAAGAACAAGTCCAAAAAGATTCCAAGTTCGGCCCGCCTAACCTAAAGCTATTGGATAAAGGGTACAAACGCTTTAAAAATTATAACCATTGGATGTCTGTAAATGAATGAGTTCAACGACACGTATAGACAGCTTTTAAAAGAAGCTAGACCGTCTAGGATGTTTCAACATGAGCCTACTATAAATCAAGCGTATCAACACGCATTGACTGTAATGAGGCAACACGGAGAAACCAACGCCCCCACCTTTGCCGTTTGGGACTACATATGGAAGTGTATACCACAAGAATTAAAAACGGAGGATGTTGTCCAACTAAAAAACAAGAACAGAACAAGTGGGATTTCTACGTTTATTATAGAATTTCTTAAACTACACAAAGAACAGCTACAAGACACCATCATTCAAGACCTGTTAAATGATGAAAAGATCATCGCGTATGTAACGCGCCCAATGGAACAACGAGGAAATCGCGCAAGAGGCGGGAAGAAAACAAGAGAAGAACTAGATGCCGCTCTAATTGATAGATATGAGAAGAAACTTTTGAGAAGCGACTTTCCAAGAATTACTCCTCTGTAACCTTTTCTTCCTCTTCCATTCGATCCAGCGTATCAGAGACTTTCTTTTTACGGAGTTTCAGCTTATCTAAGGCAGTTAAAGGAACTTCTTCGACTACTATATCCTCGTCCTCGTCGTCTTCCAACACGTCCTCTAAAGAGTTGATCACTTCGACTTCCTCTTCTACGACACTACCGTAAGACCATTCTTTCTTTATCCGGGTTTCCAGCTCTGGAAGAAGTTTGTTCTCCATTACATCGACGTCTCTGATAAAATTCTTGGCATAACCAAGTTTTTCTTCGTTCCAGTCGTAATAGATCGCACCTTTTTTGGAAATCACCTTCATGCCTTCCATGATTTCGATCAACCCGTAATATCGGTCCATCCCGGTAGAATGAGATAAATACAACTCCACTTCCAAGTATTGTCGCATAAACCGATTCTTAGTGGTATACGCGCATATGCTTACTCCTGAATAACTCTTCTGTGAAGGAGCTAGCTTGGTATCAGCGGTCTTCATGTCCTCATCTTTAATGAGCTTTCTACGCAACTGGACTGTAACAGACGGGAGATACTTCGCGGACTTTCCACCAGAGATGTTTTTCTCCGCTGATGTATACATCGCCATAGGATCATCATAAACCCAATTGGTTAGAACAATCGGAGTCTGTGTGGCAGTGCCTAAAGCATTACAAACACGAAGAAGACTCTTTACCGCCTTCGCGAAAGTACCCACGTCCGCTGATGTCTTATCCTTCTCCATTCGGGAGACTTCCATCTCTGGAATAAGATTGGCAACCGAGTCAATGGCGATTAAAAACTTGCCCTTGAGATTCTTCTGATGAACCCATGTAAGGAACTTGAAGATGGCGTTGCGTGTAGCTTCGATGGTTATCGGATTGATATACTTCACCTTGGTCACATCCAGTCCCATACGGGAAGCGGCATCCCCATCAATAGCACCTTCCGTATCAAAAATAACAACCGTCATCCCTTTCTTCTGTGCGTTCGCCAAAATCTGTAACATGAACCCGCTCTTATATGTCTGGGATTCCCCCACAAACTGAACTATTCTACCTTTTGGAATACCTCCGTATAATGAACCGGAGATGATGGCGTTAAGCCCCATATTCCCGGTATCGATCCAGTCGTCCTTGGTTAAAATTGATTCACTTAGATATGTCGCCATCGGACAGATCTCGTCAATCTGATCCAATGCTTCCTGTACTTCTGCGCTAAAACGTGCGTTTGCCATAAAAATTATCTGGAAGCGTGGTAAGAGTTTCCGCTTACCACGCCTTTAAAATTATAGATCACTAATGGAAATGATCTTCGGACTGGTTCCCGGTTCGGGAACTGGAACCTCTACTGGAGGAGTATTGATCCTTCCATATTGGGTCAAGATACGTTCATCCAGAACCACATCACTCTCCACGATATTGGATAAATTGAAGTGCCACACATTGGTACCCCTCTCAGCCTTATCGATAAATTCAAAGAAGAATAGTGGGAACGTTTGGATCTCCAACTGTCCCCCATCCTTTGGCTGGACATGGAGGATAACCGGATTCTGTAAAGATAAAGTAAGGCCGCGCCCGCTTCTACTCCGAGAAGACTCCACCACCTTTCCTAAAATGGTTCTTCCGACGTGATCAATAATTACTACGTGTTTTTCTTGCATACACTCTAATTTAACACACTACTGAGCAATGTCAACTGGTCTTCCACCGATTTTTTAAACTGTTTTCCGATCCTAGACTTTCCGCCCGCGATTGACCGATAATGATCTGATCGTGTTTGAATAACCTCTAGCATTGGAACATCCCTACTATCTGTCGCAAGTGTGATCGCGTTTTTCTCTCCCATTAAAATGAGACGAACCACCCCCCGAAAGTTGTCAAACGGTTTTGATTCGGGTACGGTGTCAACCGGATCTGGTTTAGCGGTTACTACTTTTATAAGCCTCTGCCTTACTTCCTCCAACTTCGGATTGACGAACGGGGTGGTAGGGTGTTCGTTAAGCATCGAATGTATCTTATCAATCACCACCGCTTCCGCGTCATCGAGTCCCTTATTATATGCTTCTTGTATTGTCATAACTTTTTAACTTAAAAGATCCTCCAAATCGATTTTTACGTTCTCGTTTGGCTTGCGAAGGGTCCAATCAACCGAATCATAGAACCTCTGGATAGCCGCATGGACTATCTTACCAAACATCTTCTCATAGTCAATGGTAAAAATCTCCGCAAACTCGGGCGGGTAGGTGGACTTGAACCCTATGAACTCAATGCCATACCTATTGGGAACCTTGACATGAACTATCTTTACCTTATCCCCCGATTTGAACTTTGGATACTTCGAGTCCAATTTTAACGAATCGATTATCAGATCATGAAAATACGCCGCCTTAACATGATTCGGCATTCCTTTGACCGTCTGAAACTTGGAGCATTTCCTAGCGTACTGCTCGTAGTTATTGATTCCGCTATTTTTATAAATCGATTCCACACCCAACTCCTTAATAGCTTCATACGCTTCCATATAAGCCTTGTTAGCTTGCGCCTTATCCTGTGTTAGAACCATCGTCTCGATAATCTTCTTAATATATGGCTTTAACGCCTTGGGGATCGTAGTTTTCACAACATCAACCCCCTTGTATTTGAACTTGTCCACTACGAATCCTTCGTTATCCATGACATGGGATACATAATACTTCTTACCTAAGAACACAACCGAATCATTGATAGTCTCCCGTTTGAAAATAAACCGGGGATCTTTTGATAAGAGGGCGGATCTGGCCCACCGATTCATGTAATCGTTGATATAGTTCTCTATCTTCTCACATTCCTCATAGAACTCTACTGATATCTTACCAGTCTCGTCCTTTAATACTATACCACAGTCTTCTAAAAGCTTTAGAGATATGAAATTAGAGTCCGTATCGTTATATATCAGAGCGTTCTGAATCGTCAACTCTGGAATATCGGGATAAAACTCGTTGATGTAAGCAACAAACGCATCGTTGCTCTTCTTGATTACCGCCTGACCAGTCAACGTCACGGATGTACCTATATCAAGGTCTCCCAATGGGGCATACTTGTTAGCGCAATACCCATATGTGGAGTTAAGCGTGATCTTATACGCATGTTGAACCGTATTACACTTCTGAATGTCATATTTCAAATAAGCCTTGGCTTCATCCGTTAAAACACTCTCATTTGCTCGGTAAGTGGTCTCCAACTCAAACATCTTAGACTTCATCTTTTTCCGTTTGGTATACAAACTATCCAAGAACTCGGGCATGATTCCTTTCTTCTTCTGTGAGAACAAGAATCCCGACTTTGACAAGCAAGCTTCTTCCTCCAGAAGGAACTTCTTAAAATTTTCCGCCGACAATTCGAATGTCCTACCAGATACGTGGTGGATATGATATATATCATTGATCTTCTCCAGCCTTCCTATTTTGGTTTCCGGTGATAGATTTAGAGAAATCATCACGCTAGGATACAGTGAGTTGGCGTCGAAGCTAACGACGCTTTCCGAGAATCCTAACTTCGGGTCCGCTACATATCCCCCGGGAATACGCTCGCCTCCTTGACTCTTAACAAACGTTGGAATCCTTTCGTTACGAAACCTCGCACGAATCGCAACCGCGCCGTTGACAACTGGAAGAGTCTTGACGGCGTTCTCCATATTACACAGCCCGAGATACGCTATAAACCTCAATAAGTCCACGTATTTTAACTTCTGGTCCAGCTTAACCAGAAGTTCAACGTCAACCAAGTTGTATTCACAAAACTTATTCCAATCCGTCTCAGCCAATTCCCACAGGGAACCATCATACTCCACCTTATTCTCCCCTAGTTCCTTTTCCGCTACATAATCCAGCTTATAGGACTCCAAGGGTTCCATCGCGAACTTCTTATACATCACGTAGTAATCCAAACATGATATGCCCTCAATCACGTATTCTTTCGATGGTTGCCCGAACTTACCTTCCTGATTTATCTTCTCATAGATTCTTCCAATCGGGGACAGCTTTTTGGCCCAGTCCTCGTCCAGAATCATAGTTATCCTATTGATAAGGTATGGAATATCGAAAGATGAACCGTTGTAAGTTACAACCGCATCAGGATAATCGGACGTGAAGAATCCTATAAACTTTTTCAACAACTGCTTCTCGGATTTACAATGATGGTAGTCCACGTCGGATCTATCATGTGTATACTCCTTCAGCCCGAACATCGTATAAACCTTGGAAAACGAATCGTAACACGTCAACAGATTTATAACCTGTTCCGCCTTTTCCGGTTCTGCGAATATCCCCCCATTGATCTCAGGATCAGAAGGACACTCGATGTCCAGCACCATAAGCTTTAAAGGGTATTGCGCGAAGTCATCATTCTCACATAAATGATAATAATTGTCAATCAAGAAGTGTTGATACGGTGGAAGGTTTTCAAAGATACGCTTAATTCCGGATTCCTTGACAAACTTGTTCCTATCCCATAAGGTGTTGAACTCCTTTTTCTTGACCGCAGTTCCGAAGATACTCTTCTCGGTCCCATCCTTGCTTTCCAAATATAGGTACGGTTTGTAAGGTAGCTCCTGAAAAACACGGTTTCCTGAAGCGTCCCAAGTCCAAAGATGTATGGACTTGGTTCTATTATTATAGACGCAGTTTCTATAACTCATGAATGGATCATACCACCCCGATCCCGATTGTCAATTCCATCTCGAAATGTATTTTCTGTCAGGAGAACCATACGGGGTATTTAAAGACTCAAGGACCGCGCCACAGTTGTCGGGCAATTCCAAGAAACGGGACGCCCCCATATTACGTAACTCTGGAACAAGCTTATAATACTTGGAACGGTTCTTCCAGTTTAGAAGGAACTCCGTTTTATCCGCCAACTCGTCTGCGGTTTTAAAGCGCATGAACTCGGGAGCGGACGCATATGTAACCAAATCCTGACATAGACACGGGATTCCTAATTGAGCGGCTTCAATAAACTTGATATCCGACTTGCTCTTGTTGAAATTGTTATCCTGTAAAGGAGCAATGAATAGTTGGGCGTTTAGATTGGATAAGAACGTTGGGTATTCCAGCAAGTTTCTCCATGGGTGGAACTCTATCTCCCGCGCCACCACATACGGTTGAAGCGGGGGAGGATACGCACCAATAAAGACAAACTGATACTTAAACCTATTGTCGATCACGAACTTCAAGACGTGTTCGAAGTCGTCTTTCTGACCTGCAAGATGCTTCATATCGAAGTGTGCGCCCGATCCAGCATAAACAATCCGGGGACGCTTCTTATACTTATCTAGGGAGTCACAAATACGCTTATAGTTGAACTGGTGTCCGGTCCACCAGTAAGGCATGAAGTTGGGGATAGCAGTGATTTCCTGTTTTCCTGTCTTCTCAATGTACAAGTCCCGCATGAACTTGGTCGGTAGAGTAACCTCATCCACCATGCGGATCATGTCAACACAGTTTTGCCGAACCTCATCGTTATCAAACCCGCTCTTAGAGGCGTTGTAGTCCGGTATTTCTTCCCGAAACACCACGTCATCGACTTCATAGATTATCTTAAACCCAAACTTCGATTGGATACTCTTAAGAAACTCGATGAATTGTTTCTGGTGGGTGGAAGCCTGTCTTTGAACCGTCACCGTCCGT